TGTAAAGTGGGTTTATATTGTTTTGTACGATCCAACTTTAAGGACGCATCTACTAGGGCTTGCTGTGCCTCAACTAACTTCTCAGCGTCGCCAGAGTCATACGCTTCCCGGTAGTTGCGCTTAGCAACCTCGACCTCGGTCTCGGCTGCTGACCGGGCGGTGGCTATATACTCTTGCTCTCCAGAAGACAGGGTCGTCTTGAGAAGCTTGTTCTCTTCAAGCAGGCTTTGGGCAATACGTAAAGCCTCGGCCTGTTCGCGCAGGGCTGCTTCCTTCTCCCGACGCTCATCATGCCAAGCCTTCTTATACTGTTTGAACCGGCTGACTACTTCCTCGGGGTACTCCCCGCCATCCTCCGGTTTTTCCAAAGAGTTAACAATATCGGCGGGAAGTGGCTCCTTACCACGGTCTTCTTCCGGGGTGTCATCCTCGATTTCTACGAGAAGCTCTTCCTCATTGGTTTCAGCCGCCTCGTTCTCAATCTCGTCGGGGAACTTATATTCAGTTTGCTCCATAGGCATAGTTATCTCCTTATGCTCGTGAAATACCGCGTGGGTCTTCGACTACGGCCTCAACTGAGTCATCATTAATGATGCGGAACTCCCGCCCATGAATCTTCAATCTAGTGCCGCTGTTGGGACGCGCCAAGATAAAGTCGCCCTCTTTACACCAAGGGCCGTTGGGAAATCTCTTGTCGTCTTTATAACAGTCTGGCCCGAGTTTCACGACAAAAAAGACCGTGCTAAGGACTTCCTCGTAATGTACGGTTTGGCCTGCCTTTATCAGACCACTGTCATACTTCTCTTCTATTTCAGGAATGGCAACTAACATCCGGTAACCTGACGGTTCCGGTAGCTGCCTCGCTTTATCTTCTGCGTCTTGTGGCAGTGTTGATACTTCACCGCTTTCTGTCGCGATGGCTAGTTCAGTCATCTGAGTACTCCAAGTGTTTTGCGAGGTCTATTATGTAAGCTTCAACTGCGGTGAGACCTCGAATTTCACCGCAGATAAACCGGTACTCCTCAAAGCTCTTGGCAGAGCTGTTGCCAAGACCGTCAGATAGTTGTGCCCGACGTTCGCGTATTTCTTTAAGGATTGCCTCTATGATGTTCATCTCTTACCTTTTTCTTTCTGTGGAGCAGGTTTATTTGCTTGTTGCTGACGATGTTTGTGTAGATCGACAGCCACTCTGAAGCCCTCGGCCTCTTGTTGCTTACTTAGTTTGTCTCTGTCTAGCTCGTACTTAACCGCCATATTTGCTCCGGCAATCTCTTTCTGAGCATTAATCCGCTGCTTCTCAATCTCCAGTTGCGCCATGCGTGCAGCTGCGTCAGCCTGATCTTTGGCAATCTTCCGCTGTACTTCAGCCTGTTTAATCTGCAACTCTTGCATCTGCATCTGGATGATCGGGTCTTGCATCTGCTGCTGAGCTTGCTGTTGTTGGGCTTCCTGCTGGTGTTGTTGCAGTAGCTGTTGTGAAGCCTGCGCTGCGGCTTGAGATATTTGCAGCTCCATCTCTTTCGGAATCTCGATGTCCTCATCTTCCTCGTAATTCGGAAGCTGAAAGCCCATAGCTGCCTCAAGCTGTTTGCGGTACTCATACCCCACATGCTCGGTTATATGCGCCATCATTGCTGCTTGTAGCATCGGCGCTTGCGGGTTTTGCCCTATTACTTCCTGAATCTTCGGGTCTTGCATTGCAGCCATGTGTACTGCAATGTGTGCTTGATGGTCCTGATAAATAAACGCCTTAACAGGTTTGCCTCTTAAGATGTTCTGATTCTCAGTAATCGGATCACGCGGGCGCGTGTCATCTTCCATCGGTACAAGCTTGGTGTAGTTCTTAATGCCCAACACATCCAACATCTGTCTGTGTAATAGTGGCATGTCATACAGTTGTGGTGCTGTTTGTGCCAGCTGTAGTACCGCTTGATACTGCACAACTTTCTGACTCATTGTTGCAGCGTTCGGATCACTGACCGGAATCACATCCACTTGGTCATAGTCGCTCTGTTTAGCCCTACGGTCACCGTCTACTGGGTCGTAGTCGTAGTCTGGTGGAGTAAAGTCTCTGATAATGTCTTTGAGCAACCTAAACTCTTCATGCATTGAGTAGTGGATGCGTGCCTGCACCGCAGACATGATCTTCAGAGTTCTTTCAAGAATAGCCAGCGTAGTGCCTACCGGGGCTTGTGCCGACATGTCAGACACTTGCAATTCAGCCGCGTTAGCAAACCGTCGGCCTTCTTCAATGATCTTATCCATCAAACCAGCTAGTACTGCGCTTGGCTCTTTGTATGGCAACGGTAAGATATTGTCTTTAATAGCTCCGCTTGGTACATCTACGTCACGAAACTCACCGGGTGATATAGGTGTGTCGTCGCCTTTAATACGCATCCCACGAGCTTTTAGACCGCCGGGCAGGTTAGATAGCGTACCTGCATCAACCAACTGACGCAGTATTGACGTACCACTTTTTGCATACGCGCCGATTAAGTGAATAAACCCGAAGCAATAGAAGCCGAAGCCGGGGATGTAACCGTAGTGAACGAAGTGCGTACGCTTATGCTTTAGCTTGTCTGTAGGCTTCCAATTACGGCGAATAGCTAAAATCTTCTGGCTATGCTTATCAATAGTGACGATATATGGCAATTTAATACCGGTCTCTTCACCATCTTCATCAGTATCTTCGTACCCCGGCAAGTCTAGATCGACCTGCATTTCAAGCAATTTGTAACGGCTATCCGTAGTAGCACGAAAGCCCATTTTCTCCGCTATTTTCTTTTCTACTTCTTCAATCGTATCTACCGGTTCGCCTAGTTCTATGTCACGATAGAAGCCATCAACCTGCAATTTACGAAGCTCATTTTCAGTCTTACGCATCACGTGAGTAACACGTTCTGCTGTTCTAAGGCTCGATGTACCGTACGGCACTACAACATCTTCAGCGGGCACATAGATTGAAGTCTGTCGACCCAAAGACGGGTCAAAATAAACCTTCTTAAATGAATTGCCTGACAGTCCCAAACCCCACAACATACGCTCATGTTCAGGGCGATATTCGGGCATTTCTTCTGTCAGACGATAGTTCATATCGTCTCGGACGCGTTCAGACGCCTCTTTCTTTTCAGGAGTCTCTTTACCGATAATTTTCGTCTTAACCGGCCCAGCAGCCGGGAAAGTTTCCATGATCGTCTCCGACTGGAATTTGACGAGTGCTTCTGATAAAAGAGGGTGTGTAACTCCACAAGCACCCGCCCAAGGTTCTGTCCGTTCTTCAAGCTTCATCCCCAACAGGTCAAGGCCATCAACGTACGTCTGTATCCAATCTTTACGGCTAGATACATCCTCCTCGTAATCATCAATCAGATCACTAGCAAGTAAAGACAATATCTGGTCGGGTAGCTCTTCAGCTAAGTTAGCTTCGAAGTCCTCATCATCCATCTCTTTCGGATCAATATCGATTTCTAACCCGTCCGTTCGCAATTTGACTGCTTCCGGGTCTTCAATCTCAATCTCCAAGTCAGGCTCTTCCATCATCGCTTGCCCCAGACCTTGCGGGGCTGCATACAGTCCTTTTTCGATGCTCATCAGTAATATCCTCTATGTCTCTTCGACTTAAACAGCTGAATTTCTTCAGGTTCGTCGTTATGCAGTCGTATAAACCCACCTTGCCGGAAGCGGAGCAGAGCCAGCGTAGTCGAGTCCACCAAGTCATCATTAATGCCAGACGGAAAGTCATTACACTCTTCTATGACCTCCATCGCCCAGCGTCGGTGCGGCGCCCACACCACACCACTGTGAAACAGTGAAGAAACAGCATTGACACGAGACACTTTGTCCTGCCCCTTGCCCGGTGTGAACTCTTGTATTGGCACACCCATACGCCGCATCTCCTGATACAGAACTGAACCAGAAGACTTCTTCTCCACGATGAATGAGTCAGGCTCCCATTCACGATACTCATCCAACACCAGCTGCTTTAGCTCCGGGTATTCCAAACGCTTCTTAATAGAGTTAAGCAGGATGATGTTGTAGTTGTTTACTTCCTCGTTGTAAAACACGCCCCACGTTGTTAAGGCGTTGTAGTCAGAGCGGTTGTTGGCTTCTTGTGCCGCATCCAAGCTCATAATCGTAAATTCACATTGTGGTGGGTCGTCTTTGTCCCATATCTGCCACCACTCACGTTTTATTAACGCTCCTTCTTCCGATGTCGGCTGTTGCATGTACTGAGCATTCCAGTATCGAATATCCAGTGATGCCTTTTTCGCCAGCAGCTCTTCAAGGGGCCAAAATTCGGGCCAGAGAGGTTGGTCGTTCTCGTCGATTGCCGGGAATTCCACCACTTCCCAGCGATCCACATCCTCGCTGCGCTCCATTTGCGTAATAATCTGTCCAGTAAGGTCAAGTTTGCTCCATCTGGTCATTACTACAATAATCGCCCCACCCGGCATAAGTCGTTGGATTGGTCCTGATTGAAACCATTCCCACGCTGGTAGAAACACCTCGGGTCTTCCCAGTTTTGCCTCTTGTTCAGAATGGGGGTCGTCAATAATAAATAGATCAGCACCACGACCAGCAAGAGCGCCACCAACACCGATAGCAAAATACTCCCCACCGAAGTTAGTACCCCATCTAGACGCACTCTTTGAGTCCGCCTGTAGCTCAATCTGCGGAAAAATGTCACGATAGTCCTCCGATCCAACGAGATTTCGCACCCTGCGACCGAACTGCACCGCTAAATCAGCGGTGTGTGAGGCCATAATGATCTTTTTCTGCGGATATTTGCCCAAAAACCACGCCGGAGCGAGGTATGAGATGAGTTCTGACTTACCATGACGGGGTGCAATGTTCACAATCACCCGTTTTTTCTTGCCAGCGGCTATTTCTTCGAAGATTTTTGCCAATCTATAGTGGTGTGGCCCCACTTTATAGCCAGAATAGACGTGTTTTACGAAGTCTAGGAACGAATCTTTACTGATTTCTCTCGTAACCTCTTCCCGATACTTCTTTAATAGCTCAGCCGTGCGCCGTTTCTGCTTCTCCGGCATATCGGGAAGCCTCGCCCGCAGCTTATTTATGTCCGCTGGTGATAGTCTTAGTGCATCAAGTGCCAAGTCCCGCCCCCGTTTCACGTACTTCTACGTCAATCACCTGATCTTCTAGGGCATTTAGCGTCTCTAGTAGTTCTTTCTCAACCTCTTCTAGGCTCAGTATCTTGTGAGTTACTTCAGAACGACGTTTAAACGCATCAACACCATCAACTTCACCAAGCTTTGACAGCGCCGCAATCCTTGCCTTGGGGTCTTTGGCGTTCTCAATCTCAGCGACTAGCTTGTTAACTACATATAGTTTCAGATCAGATAGCTCTTCAACGATCATGCAGTTGCTTTGAGCCACCATTCCCGCCAGATATGCCATGACCTCGTTGGGGTACTTAGCAAAGTCTGGACGGTGCGCCGGGTTATGCACCATCTGTTTTGCAACTTCTCGGGCGGTCGCCATGTGTTCTGGCGTTGGCTCTATTGGTTTGTTGTTTAGATCAGCGACTAACTTAATAGTACGCGCCCGCATCTCAATCTCCTCCTGCGGAGTGAGGTTAGGCATGGCCTCGTATGCTGAGGCTGGGAGAGGA